ACCACGATCTGGCGCTGTTCGAGTTCTACAACCACCTCGAATACGACCTCCAGCGGCTGCGCGCGGTTGGGCGCGCGATTGCCGGCCTGTACGAAAAAGGCGGCAGCGACGCCACATGGAACGCGCTCTTTGAAGCGCTGTTTGATGCCGGGCTGTTGACCGAGCCGGATATACAGGAGGATGGATAATGGCCTTCGAATGGGACCCGGATGAGCGCGCCGCGTTCGATGCACAGCTCGTGGAGAGTCTCCAGACACGCTTCCCCGATGCGCGTTTCACCTGGACCGAAGAACACCGGCGGCTCCTCGTGGTGTTCCCCGATGGCGCGGTGACGAGCGTGTACGAGCCCAACTTCTTTTTTAGCTATCCCTCATTTAGTCTCGACGTGCTGTTTGGCCAGGCGGGCGACGCGATCGCGGGGCAGCGGCGGCAGCTGGCCAGCAAGATCGAACCGGAAACCTTTTAACGCGGAGACGCGGAGCGGCAGAGGGCATGAGACTCTCCGTGTCTCTCAATCTCAGCGCCTCCGCGTTAAGAACACCAGAAAGTGAGTACGACCATGACCACCGACACACGCACGATCGCCCCGACGCCCAAGCGCAATATGAGCGCGCCAACGGCGCCCGAGCCAGCCGAGCCACCGAAGCCCTCGCGACCGACCGACCTGGCCGGCGCGTACCCCTGGCTGCTCAAACCATTCGCCAAGGCCGATGTCGAGCTGAAGCCGGGCGCGCTCACCAAGGACCGGACTCGCGCACTGGCGATGCCGTACGCCGACCCGCGCGTGTACTTCGCACGGCTCGACAAGATCTGTGGCCCCGAGAACTGGTCGACCGAGCTGACCCTCTCGGAGCGCGGCGCGGTGTGCCGCCTGACGATCTTTGGAGTCACAAAGTCGGCGAGCGGCGACTACCCGCGCGAGGCCGGCGATGAGAACGTGGCCACCAGCGCCGAGATGCAGGCCTTCAAGCGCGCGTGCGCGGCGTTTGGCCTCGGGCGCTACCTCTACAGCCTACCGCAGATCTGGGCGGATTACGACGATCAGAAGAAACAGATCATTGATCCGGCGGCGATTGTCGCGCGGATGTACGCGGCGCTGCCGAACCCCGGCACTGCCGGGGCGGGCAATGGGGACGGGGAATAGGATAGAATAGCGGGGCTGCTACCGAGTAGCAGCCTTTGTGTGAGGACGCCATGATCTACGGATGGGATTGGGACGGCACGCTCGTTGAGAGCTTCGGGCCCGCTCCGCTGCCCGGCGCCCGTGAGGCGATTCGCCCGTACCGGGCCGGTGTGCTGACCTTCGTTGCGACCAACCAGTCCGGGCCGGTCTTTCGCGCGGTGCTTGGCAGCGCAAAGTATCCGACGGTCGAGCAGGTGTGTACAAACATCGGCGCCGGTATCGCCGCGCTCAGCTTCCGCCCGGATCTGTTCGTGCTGTGCTGCCATCCGGGCAAAGACGGCGAGGAGTGGGCTGCGGCCGCGCTCGATGTTGGGGAGCAGTTCCATCGCCAGATCGGGGCAGCGCTGCAGGCGATCGACTATGCGGTGTTCTTTGGGCTGCCGTTCCGCAAGCCGCAGCCGGGGATGCTGGCCTATGCCGCCGGCTATTTCAAAGCGCAAACGGCTGAGATCGTCTATGTGGGCGACATGGAGAGCGACGAGATCGCGGCGCGGCAGTGCGGCGCGCGGTTTGTCGATGCGGCTGAGTGGCTGGGCGGGGCGGCGCTCTGATGTTCGACCCGGATCAACCCATGTACTACATCCTGACATCCGACGGCGAGCCCGCCCCCTGCCCATCGGTGATCGCCTGGGGGATCTGGTTTCAGTCCAGCGGCGACGAGCGCGTGGTCGCGCGTGAGCAGTTACCGGGCGACGTGGTGGTCAGCACGGTCTTTCTCGGTATCGATCACAATTGGAGCGATGGCCCGCCGATTCTCTTCGAGACGATGATCTTCGGCGGCGCGCACGATCAGCTCATGCGACGCTACTACACCCGCGCCGAGGCCAGGGCCGGGCATGCCAAGATCGTCGCCGAGCTACGCGGCATTTTGGCGAGTGCGGCGAACTAAAAAGCGCAGGCAGGGTTTTCCCTACCTGCGCCCTGCTCTGCTCGCCTACCTGCCCCGCCCAACCATCTGCGCTTTGCCGCCGCCCCGGCCTTTGCCGCCGACCGCCTGCTTGAACACCGACCCGGCGGTCCAGCGCACGCCGGTGGATGCCGGGATCTGGAGCTTGGCCCGCGTCTGCGGGTTCACGCCCATGCGCGCCGCGCGCCGCGATTGTTGCCAGGTCCCAAAGCCGGTAATCGTGACGCGGTTGCCCGCGCGCACATTGTTCTGGATGAGGTCGAGCGCGGTGTTGAGCACGTCCGTGATCTGGCCGCGGGTGAGCCCGCTGGTCGCTTTGGTGAGATCGTCGATAAGGTTGGTCTTGCCGTAGGTGTTCATGCTGCGTTTCCTTTTGCTGAGACGGATGCCTACGCCAATGCTACACCCGCTGTCAAGCACTTCTGTGCTATACTCTGCCTGCAGCGTTCCTTTGGCTCCGATCGCTGGGCTCATGCCCACCGCGGACTGTCGTGGGCGCTGCGCCAAGCGACAATAGAAAACCCACCCCGCCAGCCCGTTCAAAAGCCTGGGGTGGGTTTCCGGCTATCCTGAGTACGCCTCGCCGCCTCCTAGTATAGAGCATAGTGGAGGGAGTATGCAAGCGAAGCACGCAACCCACGGCGGGCAACGAGCGGGCGCCGGGCGCCCGCGCGCCTCAGTTGAAATGCGCAAATCAACCAGGGGGATGATCACGGTGCGTGTCAATCAAGAACTCGCCGCGCGGATCATGCAGCGGCGGTGGGTGTCGTTTGCCGCGATCGCCTCGGTCGACGACCTGGTCAACTTCGCACTCCTCGAATTGGGGAAGGATCGATGATATCCGAAGAAAACGATGTTGAGCGGCACGCCCGCGCGCTCTATGACATCCTCGATCGCTATGCTCAAGGTGCCTGCTCAATTGCCGACGTCACGAAGGCGATCGTCGCGCTCGTTCAGGAGGCCATTCTGGTAGAGCGCGAGGAATGCGCAGAGACGGCCGCGCAGTTCTTTGTGCGCGACTCATACGCCATCCATCCCGATATTGCGTTTCACGAGATGAACGACACAGCCCAGACGGTCGCGCATACGACGGCACAGTGCATTGCGATGGCAATCAGCGCCCGATCGGGGTGAGGTGTTCGATGTGGAGATGGCCCAGCCTGTATATCTGGATCGCGCGCATCCGTCGCCGTCTGGGGGTCTATGACAAGCGCGGCGCGGCAGAGCTACGGCAGATCATGCGCGAGTCTGGAGATCTCGATACGATGCTCGCGCGCCTGAAAGAGCGCCAGAAGGCGCGGAAGCGGCGGCGAAGTACCCCGCCAGAATAGGACTGGCGTGGCATTCCCTATGCGCCGGCGTCATGCTAGACTGAGAGTATCCCCGCCATGTCCGATTATTTAGATAAATCGGACTCTGATCCGCACACACCCCACCTCACCATGCCGAACCTCTTGCTTCCTCCGGGCCAGGCGGAGCAACTGGCCCTACCTCTGCCTGCTCCGATTACCCGCGCCGCCACGGCCGCCGACTCCGCCGCTGCCGCACAGCTGTTTGCCGACTACCGCAGCCGCCGCGCTGCCGAGACGGTGCGGCGGCAGGACGCCGATCTGGCCTGCTTCGTGTCGTTCCTCACTGCCGCCGGCGTGCTATCACAATCTGATATCACCCGTGATATCACCAGCGACCCATCCGCCTGGGTCGGCGTGTCGTGGGGCATTGTTAGCGCCTTTGTCGCCTGGCAGGTCCGTGAGGGGTATGCCATTGGCTCAATCAATGCGCGGCTCTCCACCGTCAAAACCTACTGCAAGCTCGCCGTCAAGGCTGGCGCCATGCCGCCCGAGGAGTACGCACGCATCAAGTTGGTGGCCGGCTACCGGCACGCCGAAGGCCGGCGCCTCGACGCGAATCGAGAAGCAACGCGCAAAGCCGGATCGAAGAAAGCCGAGCCGCTGAGCATCAGCCGCGGCCAGGCCGCCGCACTCAAGCAGCAGGGCGATGTGCGCGATCGGCTGCTGATGTGTCTACTCTTAGATCACGGACTCCGGGTCGGCGAGGTCGCGAGTCTCGAGCGAGATGATTTCGATCTCGCGCGCGGCGTGCTCACGTTCTACCGATCGAAGGTCGACAAGACGCAGACACACCGGCTGAGCCGCGACGCGCTGGCAACCGCCGAGGCATGTTTCATACATCAGAATGATGTACAACATACATCTGATGTACGGCAATCTGCCGTACAACATACATCTGATGTACGGCAATCTGCCGTACAACATACAGTAGGATCGCTCTTTGGGGTCGACCGCACCATCCGGCGCCGGGTGGGCCAGCTGGGGGCCGCTGTGGGGCTTGTGGGCTTGTCTCCGCACGATTGCAGACACTTCTGGGCAACCGCCGCAACCAGAGCAGGTACACCTCTCAAGGCGCTGCAGGACGCCGGCGGCTGGTCGTCGCCGGCTATGCCGCTGCGCTATGCGGAGAGCGCCGAGATCGCGAACGATGGAGTCAAGCTCGACTAGACCGTGTGCTCGCGCTCGCCCGCCCCGGCCATGCCGGGGATTGGCTGCTGCTGCTGCTGCGGTGTCATCAGCCGATCCAGCTTGCGCTCGACGCGGGTAAGCGCGCGAATCAGCGCCTGCATGTCGGTGTGCAGCTCCTCCATTTTGGTCAGCAAGATCGGCCCGCTGGCCGGGCGTGCGACGGGGGATGGTTGCTCCATTGACGATCTCCTCTCGTTAGGCGCGGCCATGCTCGCGCTCGGCGAGCGGCGCCATGGGCCGCACCGGCGGCTCGATCGTACTGGCCAGGCCGCCGATCTCTAGCTTCTCGGCGATCAGAATGAGCAGCCTCTGCTGGTCGAGGCCGGTGTGATACCACTGGCGCATGACCGAGAACAGCTGCCGAACCACAAAGTCATACGACTCGCGCGCCGCGGTGTTGGCCTCGGCGACGGCGGCAAGGGTCGCCAGCTGCGCGCCCATGTTGCGGTGGCGTTCGGCCACCGCAAGGCAGTGCTGCTGGAACTCCTCGTACAAGGCGCGCTGATCTTCGCGCAGATGAATCAGCTCGTCCCAAAAGCGCGCCGGCGCCGGGATCTCCAGCGCCGCCCCTCCACCCATCCCATCCTGCGGTGGTTGATCATCAGACATACTCGACTCCTGGTCTCAGTTGGGCCTACGAATATAAACGCAATGCAGGCCACAAATGGCACGGCGTATCAATTCCGCGCAAACGTGCGTTCTACTGTATAGAGTCCTTTTTCAGTCGGAAAAGTACCAGTCCAGAACAACCCTTTTAACCTATTCCTGTTTTCGATCGTTTTTGTTATCATGCCGCCCAGAGAACGACGCAGGCGATTCGCGCGCGACCCTTCTGGGGGTTCGCGCGTTTTCTGTTTCTCGGGCCAGCCATCGGAGCATCCATGCCAGCACCGCAGCCCACGCCGACGAACGACTATGGCCTTGACCGCTTTGTCATCGGCGAGAACGGCGAACGCCTGCGCGTTCTTTCCATTCGCACGATCGAGCCGTCGGTGGCCAGTGGCGAGAGTAACGCGCAGTTTTTACGCCGGATGCACCAGCTCGCGATCGAGATGCGGACGATGATGCGCGGCGTGCTCGCGGTCGAATATGAGATCGAGTGGAAAGACGGCCATGCCGTGCGCTGCCTGCTCTCCTACTTTACCGAGCCGACCGTGCATGAGATCGTGGAAGATTACAAGCCGGCCGGCGGGCGCTTTGGCGAGCGCGGCAGCCGCGGCGGGCAGCGGGCGGCGGCCTGAGAGGATCGGATGTACTCATTCACGTTCGAGCGCCTGAGTGTTGTCGATTTGTGGGCCATTGCCGCATGGAAGGTGCGCGGCTTTACAGAGGCGGATGCGCTGGACCTCTTCGATATGATCCGCCGCACGTATGATGGAGACGTCGCCGAGCTGTCGATTGTGGAATCAAACGCGCTGATGCAGGCGTTCGGCACGCAGCTGGCGGCATTCCTTACGGATCTGAACGCGCCGGCCTCGCCGGACCTGGCGGTCTTTCGGCGCTTATTCAACGACGCAGCATAGAGGAGTTGGCACCTCGGCAGGCTCATAACCTGCAGGTCGCGGGTTCGAATCCCGCTGCTGCTACCAGAGGGGACGCCGCCTGAGCCAGGCGTGACAGTCTGGAGAGACAGACCCGGCAAGGAGTAGCATAAGTAGTGCGACGGTTGCGACCGTGCGGCGCGGGTTCGATCCCCGCCTCCTTGGCCAACAGACCTACGGGCGTTGACAGAACGGGTTGCAACTTTCGCCGCCGGATGTCGTAACCGGCACCAACACGTCGGGGAAGCGCAGCAGGCACAGGCGCCTCGGGTGCGAATCCCGGCCCCGGCCCCAATACCCTATTTGCGATGTGGGCGGCCGTATCTTCTGGACCTAGGCCAGGCTGCGGAGAAGCCGCCCACGAAACCACGACACGCATGCGATTCGCGCGGTCGTTCTGATGTTCGCTACTAGCGAACCTCGGGGCGGCCGCTCTTTTATCCCGGAACCCCGGCAATGCCGGGGCAGGCACGTCCCCCGCGCTCGAGGCTGACGACAAGCCGCTGCACGCGCCCACGTTGGGCAGCTTTTCGCAGGCAGGCCACGGCCCCGCGGGGGAGTGCATTCTGTGCTATGGCCGCGACGACCCTGCCGAGCTTAGAGGTTATCCACGAGAAACAGCGCCGCCTCGGCCAGCTGGAGTTGCAGCAGGCCCGGCAGGGTATCGCGACGCCGCCGCACGTCACCAATGAGATCCAGGATCTCCGGCGCGATCTGGCCGCCGCGGCGCCGGCCACCGTCGCCGAGTCGCACGACAGCCTGTATGCGTTTATGGAGCGCATCGAGGCGCGTATCGACCGCCTGTACTGGTGGGCGCTGTTCCTGGCGCTCGTGATCATTCTGGCGGTGAAACTATGACCTACCAGGTCGAGTACGACGCCGAGACGCACGAGTACGTCGCCGATGCGGATGGCCAGATCTACACCAGCCCGTATGCGGCGCTGGCGTATGCCTGGCTGGCCGCGCAGATCCTTGCGGATGACCCCGGCAGCGCCGGGGCAGGGCAGACCGATGGCTAAGGCGCTCGTCATTCTTGGCTATGCGGCTGGCGCGCTGCTGCTGGCCTACACGATCGGAGTCGTCTGGTGAGTGTGCTCAGCTTGCTTGGGGCGATCGACATCACGGGTAAGCTCCCGCACGCCGACTGGCGGATTGGCCAGCGCGCGGCGACCGCCTCGCTCACGTGGCACTACAACGGCCCGGCCGTCCCCGAGTCGCGCCAATTCGGCGACGGCCTGATCGATCAGCTCATCGCCGATGCCCACTGGCAAATGCGGCCCGGCTGGGGCGGTACGGTGCATGGCGCCGACGGGCTGATGTATCACCTGGTCGTGGCCGCCGACGGCGCGCTGTACCAGACGCGCGACATCTTTGCGGCGCTGTGGCACGCTGCTCACCAGGATGCCAACAGCCGCGGCCTGGCCTTGCACTTCCCGCTTGGCCAGGGCCAGCACCCAACACCCAAGCAGCTCTACGCCGCCGAGCGGGCGAGCGACCTCCTGCGATCGGCCTTTGCCATCCCGCTCAATCGCACGCTCGGTCACCTGGAGTGGCGGCACATGACCGCCTGCCCCGGCCCGGATCTGATGCAGTGCCTGATCGCCTACCGCGCCGGCGCACAGCCAATTGCACCTGCTACGCCGACACCCGCAGGCCTGCGCCGATGGCAGATCAACCCGCTCTACGACCAGCCGATCCGCATTCATACCGCGCCGCGCCTGGATAGTCCCATCGCTGGGCGCTTCAAACCCGGCACGATCTGCTACGTCGACGTGGTCAAGCCCTCCGAAGTGCCCGACCCGGCGCATCCGCGCTGGGTGCATCTGGCGCACGTCGCGCATGAGCAGGCCGATCTCGGCTTTATCGCCGAAGATCTAGGAGTGTATCTGTGAGCTTTGTCGATTTCGCGCTCTGGGTCGTCGGCGGCGCCGCGCTCGATCTGTACAAGCGCTTCCTGGTGACACGAAAGGTGTACCGCGATGCATGAGTACGCTCGCGAAAGGCGCGGCACACTCTCTCGCCACCAGCGCGCCGTGGTTCTCTGGAACTTTAGAGGCGTCGTGCGCTCGATTCCGCGCGACGCGGACCCGGCCAAGCGCGGGCAGTGGCTGCTGTTTGCTTGGCGCGTGTGTCACCTGCTTGGCCGCAAACAGCTCGCGACGGTCGCATGGCCGTGGCGCTACCGCCCGCCGAGTATCAAGCGCGACGCACAGCACCCAGGCCGAGCCCGGCGCAATCTTCGCCGCACGATGCGCGCGGCTGGAACGGCCACCCCGCGCGGGCGTGCGAGCAACCCGACGGCGCTGCCATGAGCCTCTACACCGGCCAGTCGTGGGAGTGGTGCGCCAAGCACCAGGCGCTCAGGATCGGCGGCGAGCCATGCAACAAGTGTGTGGAAGAGACTACAGCGTCTGACCTGTTCGCCGAGAATCGCGATCTGCGCTTTCAGGTGAACGGGCTCGCGCACCGCTGCGCGGCGCTGGAACAGCGTTACGAGCAGCTGGCGAATGACATGATCGAGTTAGTGGTCCGCCTGGAGGCACTCGCGGCGCACGTCACGCCAGATCCATGGCTCCTATCATGACCTACGCCTACCGCGACAGAGACGGCACTATCACGCTGTTCGCCTCCGATCGGGACCAGGCGCCGCCACGCGAGTTTAAGCGCTGCGACCTCGGGCGCTATCTGGAGGCCTGGCGCGAGAAGAACGCGCGCGAGTGGCTGCAGGTCCGCGCCCGCCTGATTGATCAGGCGGGCGAACGGCGAAAGCGCCAGCCGCCCTCACGCCCGCGCCGCACGGCGAAAGCGAAGCAGCAGCCATGAGCGAAGCCCTTGGCCCCTGCCCGACCTGTTCCGGCTACGGCATCGTCGAGCACGATACACGCGGGCGCGAAACCTGGATCGAGTGTCAGCTCTGCGGGCGCCAGAAGTGGCGCGCGCGCAGGCAGTCTACTCCGAAGCTGGTGATCAATGTGTCCGCTAGTGCTAGGCGCAGTCGGCGCCGCGCTCTGGCTCGCTGGTTTGATCTTCCTTATCGCATTGTGCCGAGCGGGTCGGAGTGATGACGACTGAGACGCCGACCCCGGCCTGGCGGTCGGGGCAGGCATGGCTGCTGCTCATGTGGCTGCCGATCTGGATGCTGTTGATGAAGATAGCGAGACAAGATCGTGAGTGCTGAGTGGAAACGCGCCGATCGGTCGCAGCTGACCATCAGCTGGGAAGACGTGTCGATCAGCTTTGTGTGTCCGTGCGGCGAAGAAATTATGCTGATCGACGAGCCCGTGCAATGTGACTGCGGACGAAGATGGCGCTATGTGACTCAGCTGCAGGTGCAAGATGCTGAACGGACTGACTAGCACGCTGCTCCTGGCCGCGCTGGCCGTTTGGTGGCTCGTCCGCCAGTCGCAGGCCGGATCGACGCTGAGTGTCTGCCCGAAATGTGGCACAGTGCTCGAGCACACGCGGGGCGTGCTATTCTGCTGCCCGAGCTGTGGCTGCTGGCGGCTTGGCTAGGTTTCGAGAGTTTTGCGAGTCTAGAAAAAGAGCCTCGATTGACAACATTCCGCAGCCGCATCAAGGAACTGCGCACCGTCTCCGCCGACGAACTCCGCGCGAACCCGCAGAACTTTCGCACGCACCCCGAGCACCAGCGCGCGGCCTTGCGCGGCGTGCTGGAGGAGATCGGGATTGCCGGCGCCCTGCTCGCCTATGAGGATGCCGAGTGGGGATTGACCCTCATCGACGGACATTTGCGCCAGGACGAGGGCGGCGACTGGCCGGTGATCGTGCTCGATGTCGATCGGATGGAGGCCAACCTCCTGCTCAGCACGCACGATCCCATAGCCGCTTTAGCCGGCACCGACCCCGCGAAGCTCGACGCGCTACTTAGAGACACGCTGACCGGCGAGGCGGCGGTGCAGACGCTCTTGGATGACCTGGCGACGAAGGCAGGGCTGTACCAGGAGCTGACGACCGCGCCGGGACAGGGCGGCGACGAGTTTGACACTACCCCCCCCAGTGGACCAACGCGCTCACAGCTTGGCGATCTGTGGCAAATAGGACCACACCGGCTACTGGTTGGCGATTGCACTGATCGCGCGAATGTGGCCCGACTCATGCAGAACGACAAGGCCGAGATGATCTGGACCGATCCTCCCTACGGCGTTGCGATCGGCGACAAGAATAAATTCCTCAACGCGATTGCTCGGAGCAATCGCGTTGAGGAAAATCTAGAGAACGACACACTGGACGAAGATGGGCTGCTTGCGATGCTGCGCGGGTGCTTTGCGCTCGCGGCAGCGCACTGCCTCGCCGGGGGCGCGTGGTATGTAGCGGCCCCGCCGGGGCCGCTACATGTGCTCTTCGGGCTGGCGCTCAAGGAACTCGGCATCTGGCACCAGACGATCCAGTGGGTCAAGAACAATGCGACGTTCGCGCCGCTGGGCGTCGATTATCACTGGCGCGCGGAGCCGATCTTCTACGGCTGGCTGCCTGGCGCGGCACATCGCTACTATGGCGGCAGGCAGCAGGACACCGTATGGGAGATCGATCGTCCACTGGCATCGCCCGATCACCCGACGATGAAGCCGATCGAACTCGTGCAACGGGCGATCGAAAACTCGTCTCGCCCGAATGAGCTTGTCTACGATCCCTTTCTCGGTAGCGGCACAACGCAGATTGCCGCGCATCGCGCAGGGCGTAGATGCTATGGTTGCGAGATTGCGCCAAGGTACGCCGACGTCATCCTGCGCCGTGCCGAAGCCGAGGGCCTTACCGTTGAACTGACTGAGCGCCTCGATGTCCCGCCCGACGAAACTAACTGACGAAACCATCGCCAAGCTGGCCCAGGCCGTGGCACTCGGCGCGACCTACGACCTGGCCGCGCAGTTCGCCGGCATCAGCCCGGCGACCTTGCACCGCTGGCGGCACGAGGCCGAGCAGGACGACGCGAGCGAGCTGCACGAGCGACTTGTCGCGGCACTGGAAAGCGCCGAGGGCGCAGCGGTGGTCGGCTGGCTGGCGAAGATCGAAAAGGCCGCGAACGAGGGCGCCTGGCAGGCCGCCGCGTGGAAGCTGGAGCGGCGCTATCCGCAGCAGTATGGACGGCAAGTCGTCGAGCACCAGGGAAGTGATGACAACCCGATCGTCATTCGTCGCGCCGAGGATCTGAGCGATGACGAACTCGCAGCCATCATTGCCCAGTGCAGCCCAGGAGCTACTGCGCCGCCGGCAGGCGCGGACGGCGATTGAGCACTTTACGACCTATACCTTTCCAGACTATGAGGTCAACTGGCACCACCGCCTGCTGTGCTCCTACCTCGATCGCTTCGCGCTCGGCCTGATTCCGCGCCTGATGGTGTTCATGCCCCCACGGCACGGCAAGAGTCAGCTGGTGAGCCGGCATCTGCCGGCGTACATCCTTGGCCGCAACCCAGATGCCAGTATCATCGCATGTAGCTACGGCGCCGATCTTTCCAGCCGGATGAACCGCGATGTGCAGCGCATCATCGATACCGAGGCGTATGCGCGCCTGTTCCCTGCCTCGCGCCTGTACGGCAAGAACGTGCGCGCGGTTGCCCAGGGCAGTTACCTGCGCAACAGCGAGATTTTTGAGATTGTGGGCCGGCGCGGGGTCTACCGTTCAGCGGGCATCGGCGGCGGCATCACCGGCATGGGCATGCAGTTCGGCATCATCGACGACCCGATCAAGAGCGCCAGTGAGGCCGAGTCAATCACCTATCGCGATGGGCTATGGGACTGGTATACCTCGACGTTCTACACCCGGCTCGAAAAGCACGGCGCGATCCTGATCACGCTGACACGCTGGCATGAGGACGATCTGGCGGGCCGGCTGCTCGCGCTCGCGGCCTCCACGCCCGACGCCGACCAGTGGACGGTGCTCAGTCTCCCGGCAGTCTGCGAGGACGCGCAGCGCATGCCAGGCGACATCCGCGCGGACGGCGCGCCACTCTGGGAGAATCGGTTTAATCTCGCCGCGCTCGCAAAGATCCGTCTGGCGATCGGCAGTTATCACTGGAGCGCGCTCTATCAGCAGCAGCCCAGCAGCCGCGACGGCGGCATGTTCGGCCCCAGTGTCCCGATCGTCGGCGCCGTGCCGACCCATGCCAAGCGCATCCGCTACTGGGACAAGGCCGGCGCAGCCCCCGGCAAAGGCGACTACACCGTCGGTGTCTTGCTGGCCTATCAGGGTGGCGTCACCTATGTCGAGGATGTGGTGCGCGGGCAATGGCAGGCCGCTGAGCGGAACGCCAAAATCCGCGAGACCGCTGAACTCGATCGGCAGCTGTACGGCGCGGTCGCGCAGTGGATCGAGCAGCCGCCCGGTCTCGCCAAAGAGGCCACCGACGCGGTGATTGCGCTGCTCCAGGGCTTTGCGGTCTATGCCGATCCGGTCAAAGGGGATAAGGTCGAGCGCGCGGAGCCGTTCGCATCGCAGTGGCAGGCCGGCAATGTGAAACTTGTGCGCGGTGACTGGAACCGGGCCTATCTGGAAGAGTTGCGCGCCTTTCCGACCGGCAAGCACGACGACCAGGTGGATGCCAGTAGCGGCGCCTATAACAAGCTGCATCAGCCGTCACGAATGAGCAGCAGCCCCGCGCGCGTGACCACCGCCGCAGACTTATTTGGAGCCTAAGTGCCTGGCCTGATCTCCCGCCTCACATCCTTCATTCGCGGCCAGCAGCCCACGTCGAATGCCACCACGACGACCGAGGTGCCGACGCCGCCGCTGCCCTCGACCGCGCTCGCCGCCTTCCAGGTCGAGCGCGACCGCGCCAGTATTGTGCAGCTCGTCCGCCGCATGGTCGACGAAGACCCGCGCGCCGATGGGGTGCTGAAAACCCTGGCCAGGGACGCAACGCGCGGCGGCTTTCGTGTCGCCGTCAAGCGTGGCAATGGCTCGGCCCGAGCCAACAGCGAAGCGGCTGCCCTGATCGAGCGCCTGGGCCTGGTCGAGCTGGTGACGGACTGGGTCGAGCTGACCCTCAGAGATGGCGACAGCTTCCTGGAAGTCTCGGTCGACGCGAATAACGATATCGTCGCCGTGACGCGCAAGCCCACGCTGCAATTGCACCGCGCAAGTGATGACCGCGACACCTTCCCCAATCCGACGCGCGCCTACTGGTGGGCGGATGAGCTGTGGATGGGGCTCGACGCGCCCCGCGATGCCACCTGGTTTGCCGACTGGCAGATTATCCATGCGCGCTGGTCGCACGACACCGGCTCGCGCTACGGCCGACCGCTGTTTGCATCATCCCGTACCGCCTGGAAGCGCGTGAGTGAGGGTGAGCTCGACATTGCCGTCCGGCGCAAGACCAGAGCCGGCCTCAAATACAACCACGAGTTCCCCGCCGGCACGCCGCCCGATATCATCGAAGCCTACAAGGAACAGAACAAAGACGCCTTGTCGAATCCGACCGCGGCGATCGCCGACTTCTTTGGCACGGTCAAGATCAACACGATTGAAGGCGATGCCCGGCTCGGCGAGATTACCGACGTGCTGCACCACATTCGGACGTGGTGGGTTGCCTCCCCCGTGCCGATGTCGCTGCTTGGCTACGGGCAGGACCTCAACCGCGATGTGCTGGATGAGCAGCAGGAGCAGTACGAGCGGGCGCTCGACGCGCTGTGCAGCTGGATCGACAAGGACATCCTCCAGCCGCTGATTGAGTTGCAGTGGCTGCTCAAAGGCATCTGGCCGGGCAGTCTCACCTACAGCATCACCCGCCCGCCGCGCAAGGTCCCCGGCGCCGCCGAGATCGAGGCGGCCGGCATCGCCGTCAAGGCGCTGGCGGATACGGGCGCGGTGCCTGAGATCGTGCTGTTGCGCATTCTCAGTCAGCTCATCCCCGGCCTGGACGCGGACGAGGCGTATGCGCTCCTCAAACAGCAGCGCGCCGAGAATCCGCCGCCAGCGCCGCCAGGGCAAGCACCGCCGGCGCCAGAGCCGAACCCACCGGAGCAGCAGTGAGGCGGTACATCCCGAACGACGGACTCCCCGACTCCGTCAGCGCGCCCTGGTGGGTGCAGCGGCTACCGCGCACGATACGCTGCCATCTGCTCTACCACCCGCTGCGGATCTGGTCTCCATCGATCGCTGCTATCCGCGGCAAGATAGCTTGCCCGCTCTGCGGCTTGATCTACGAGAAATAACCATCGCGGCGGCGGCGTGGCGAGATGACACGCCTTCTGGACATCGATCCTTGTCCGCAGAAGCCAGTAAGCACCAGGGCGCGGTACGACAAGGCGCAATCTGGTGAGCCGGTGCGAGACCGGCCCGCCGCGTCCAACCCCCTTTCTCCATTGGAGAACCCCTAATGACCAGACGCAAACTTACCAAGGGCCAGCCGCTCACTGAGCTGGTCGACGGCAGCTATAACTACATCGTGACGCAGTTGCGCGCCAGCTGGCAGCAGCAATTCATGATGCAGGACCAGTACTGGAACTGGTGCATCGTCGAGTACTTCCCCGACTATGTGATTGTCTCGGATGACCAGCAGCCGCCGGATGACTTCTGGCTGGTGCGCTACACCCAGACGGGCGACGGCGTGTACACGTTCGCTGCTCGTGACCAATGGGAGAGTGTCGAGCTGACCTACACCCCGGCCGCAGCCAATGAGATCCGAGAGCGGCGCGAGCGCGGCCAGATCGCACTCGTCGAGCGCATCGAGCGCGCCCGCATCACGCTGGGCGAGGCGCAATCCGGCAGACCGCGCCGCATCATGGCGCGCGGCATGACCGCCGACATGGTCAACAACAACAACCGCCGCTACCCATCCGCCGTGTTAGAAGCCGCCGTGAACGAAGCGCAGGGCAAGGTCGCGGCCGGCGAATTTCTGGCCGAGAGCAATCACCCGTCGGACAAAGGCGGCGTGCCGGATATCTTAGAGAGCCTGGTGCGCTGGGATAGTCTGACCTTTGAGAACGGCGAAGTGCTGCTCGAAGGCACGATTATTCCGACGAGCAAGGGCCAGGACCTGATCACCGTGATGGAGGCCGGCGTGTACCCGCGCCTCAGCCAGCGCGCCTATGGCGCCGGCGAGATGGTCGATGACCACGGGATGCAGTACCTCAACGTCACCGAGCTGCATCTCACCGGCTACGACCTGGTCATGGACCCCGGCGACCCCACCGCCGAAACCCTGATGTTCGAGCGCTCGAAACGGAGCGCCCCCACCCCCCC